ATGGGACGCGCGGCCTTCTAATCCGGTTAGCGCGCCGGATGCTTTGTCGATAAGGAAAAACGGTTTTCCCGTCGTATCCTGTTTTTCAGACGGGTAATACCCGCCGATAGTAAACTTGGGATCGTTATCACTCGAAAGGTCGAACGTGATACCGTCGCCGATCAATTTTCTTGCAGCTCCGCCACTTCCCATTTTTTGTATCCTCCCTTATGCCACAAGCGTAATATTTACGCTTGCAAAGTTGCGGTCAATCTGTACTTCACCCTGATTGACGCGGTTATTTCCCGAAAGGACAATCGGGACCATAAAATTAAAGCGGTCTGGATTCGTGGAATCCGATTCGACGGTAGTATTTGCTATCGTCCATTCGGCCTCGTAAATCCATGCGTAATCTGCCATAATTCCGACAACTTGCGCGATGGTTGCGCGAAGGGTGTCGGCATCGATTGCTTTTTCGCTTCGCTTTGTCGCGGCGGCGTTTCCTACTATCGGGCGATCCTTGAGGCCGTCGCCATTGATAGCGGAATGCAGATTGTACTGAGCATTCCATATCTTGATACGGTTTACCACGTACTTGAACGGCGCATTCTGGTTATCGTCCGGGTGCCAGGTTCCCGTCATATCGCCGGGTGATACTACGCCATTTGCGAAAATGATCGGGGTAATTCCGGCGGTCACGGCGGCGTTTCGGTTGTCGTAGGCATGGCCTCCAGCGGGCGCGGTAATCGTCCAGTCATCGGCGGGATTGATTGGGCCGAAAAGATACGGGAAATTCAAACGGGTGTATTCCGTTGCGCTGGCTTCGATACCCTGTTTATCGACTCCGCCGGAAATCATCGCGGCGATTTCATAGCCTACCTCGGGGTAATCGGGCGCGGCAAGGGCTACGGTCCCGCAATCTTCTTTCCGGGCGGTGCCGAGTATGATTGCGTTATCGAAACCGGTATCGCCTTTTTCGGTGAGCGCGATAAAGGAGCTGAAGGGCTGGTATGCGAGATCGTCATAGCATCCCGTTGCCTCATTCGGATTTCCGAGCACGGCGGAAACGGCGTCAAGCGTGGTGGTATCGGTGTACGGCTGTACAATCGACGTGTATCGGGGGCGGGTTTCCGATGCAAGGAATGCGGTAAGGCCGGTAATTGCTGAAGACCCCGCGCCGGTAGCACCGGCGGCGATGGTCGCGGTCATTCCGGCGGGCAGTTTTTCTGTTTCCTCTTCCTTGACGTTCAAGGTTACGCGAAGATCCTGGCTCGTAATGTCGGCGGTTTTCGCGGTCATCGTTACGACGCCCGCGTTTGCCTCGGTTCCTTGCGCGAAGGTAAAAGGAAGATTCGGGAATTTCGCGGCCTCGGCGACACACGCGGCGGCGGCTTGCGCGGGGGTTGCACCGGTTGCAACGGAAAATTTGACCAATTCTTTCGCGAGATACGATCCGGCGCGGAGGTAATACGTTCCCGGTCCGGTTGCGTTCGTGGCAAAAGTAAGGGTTTTCGTTGCGGCGGTTCCGCCTGATGCGGCGGGAAGGGGGAGAAAGTCCATCGGGACCCCTCCGGCGCTAAGTTCGTGATACATGGCCATGCGGTGCATCTGGCTTCCATATCCGAAAAGCTCGGCGGCGCGGGTTGAGTTTGCGGCGGTGTATTTTCTACCGGCTACAATTCCGGTTTTTGCCGGATCGTATCCTCCCGATAAGAGTTTCCGCGAGGGCAAGACTTTACCCGCGACGGCGAAAGCGGTTTCGGTAGTGCGAACGCCTTTCGTGCTGGCAATGCTTTGACTATTTATAGACATATTAAATGCCTCCTTTCGGGAAACTCCCGATTTTTATTTTTTCCGTTTTACCGGATACCTAACTATATCATACTTTCCATTTTTTTTTAATCTTCGTACCATAAGACGGATAAATTTATATCACACGCGGCGGAAGGGGTAATCGTAATTCCGTAATTAGTATTTATTTTTAATACGGCTGTTGTTTCTGACGCTTTGCTTTGTGATTGCTGACCAGGCGCGGAGGATGATCCGACTTGCTGGGTGCTAAAAATTGTACCGCCTGAAAAAGTTGCGCCAAGGTATCGTTTGAACAAAAGACCGTTATCGGGAAAGTTTTGGTTTCTGTTTAATACCGGTCCTTCGGTTCCTGGGTTTACGATAGTTACGGCGCGTTTAAATTCGATTGTGGTTTTCAATGTAGCGTCTACCGATGAAATAAAATTAAGCGGCTTCGCGCCGGTTTTCCATACTAGAATAACCGGCGTTGCTTGCGCGGGTAGTACGGTTGAAAGGAAAAATAATTTTCCTTCGCGCAAAAGGCGATCAAGTTTTTGCTCGTTTTCGTTTCTGACCATTAGAACGCTTATAATCGCGGTTCCTTTTCGGCATCGTGCATAAAATATATCGGAATCAGATTCAACATCGAGTTTGGCGATATCGTTATTTTTTGCGAACGTCGGGCGGTAAATCCGTTTTGATTTCGTGAATTCCCCGTCGATTGGAGCGGACGTTGATCGGACAAAACGAACATCATCTACTCCGCCGGTTTCACCGTCATTGTCTTCGTCGAGCCATGCGATAAGAGATTGACCGGCGGTTGATATGGGTTTCCATTCGGTATCGTTTAATTCTATTTGTGTCATGGCTACACCTCCGGGGTATGGTATGATGTTTCCATTTCAAGGGTGTTTGATCCGGCGTAATCTTCGCCTAAAGTTTCGGTTGTACTTTCTTCCTTGAAATTAAATTGAATCATAATTCGATACACGCACGCGGCGCGGGTTGAATCCATTGCGCCAACAGGCGAACCTTTTTCGATTGATAAAGGGATTCTATCTTGTATATCTAATTCTGAATCATACCATTTTGGTATTCCGGTCGCGCCTTCTACCTCGCGCGCGTCCATTATTGCGCGGTATGCAAGCGTTGAAAGGACCTGAGCGCGTTTTTCGGCTTCGCGGGTTGCGGAAAAAAAGGCGTTATCGGTTTCGGTTTCGATAACATCGCCGAAACCGTAGCAATCGACTATGAGCGTATTTGTCGTATCGAAAACGCCTTGCAGCGTTCCCGAACCGAAAGCGGTTTTTTTTGCATAACAGGAAATTGCACCGTCAAAAGAAGATGAAAAAACCGCGCCTTGATCGGGTTCAAAATCAAAATGCTGTACTTTCCATGTCGGGGTAGAAAGCGTTTGAATTGACGCGAGATATGGATCGACGACGGTTTTAATTTTAGCACTAACAAATTTTGGAAGTATGAATATTTTCATGTTGGTATTTTCCACGAGGTCGCGCCGTCGCGTTTTTCGCTCAAGAATAAGAGAATACCGGGAAGCTGGTGATCTGGTTTCGGGATTTCTACGGTATACATTTTTTGTGCATCGTAAGAATTCGGACTACCGAAAACGTGCCAATCTTTACCGGGTTTTATTTCGCCTGTTTCGGTTTGCAAGCTGTCACGGTCGATATATATGGAATTACGGGCGCCCATCGGGTCGCCTGAAGTTATATCCAATTTCAAAACGTGCTCGACGGAATTCCATAAAGCGCGTCTGGGAAACTCGTTTCCGTCCGGGTCGATGATAGTTATATCTCGCCCATGATATCGGATAAGCGTCTTCAAGTTTTTCGCGTGGATTTCGTCGAGCACGTTAATCATAATTTTTATTCCGCGAGCTTTGCGTCGATAAGCGCGGCAAGTTCTTTTTGCGTGGTTCGGTCGGTAAATTCAATGCCGAGTTCTTTCGCCTGGATTTCAAGCGCGATACGCTTTTCGGATTTACTGGAATCGTCGCCGGTATTGTTTTCGTTTTCGGTTGGTTCGTCTTCCTTGATTGCGCCTTTTCCTACCTTCCCGGCGGATACGAGGTAATCAAGGGATTTTCCGATAATTTCCGCGTGTTCTTCGCTGATATAGACCGGCTTTTTTTCCGCGCTTATTTTTCCGCCCGGTAGTCCGCTTGCGCCGATGGTAGTACCCGGTTTCAAATAGTATTCGCTATTCTTTGACATTCTTTTCCTCCTGAAAAATAAAGTTACCCGGATTGCTTTTACACAATCCGGGCTGAATCACTACGCGGTGGTAGTGGTGGCGATGGTCGCGACGATATCGGGATATACCGGCGCATAAATCGGAGCGTGTTCGATCGTTCCGCCCATTCCTTCGTTTTTACCGAGGGGGTAAACATTCAGGATAAGCGAACGCGCGGGGAGTCCCGACTGTCCGATAGTCAATCCGCTTGCGGGGATAGACGGCATGGACATAACCGGGAAATTCGCGGTGTAGAAATCGGCCGATGGCGGCGTTTTCTTTCCGGGTCCGAAATACGCCTTGAAGTATTCCCGACTGTACGCGCAAAGTGCCACGGTGTCGCCAGAAATCATATCGGTATACGTTGTCGCGGAATCGTCGGCGGTCGCGTCGTATCCTTCGGGAAGGGTAAACAGGTATACCTTTCCATTGGAATATTCTGAGCGAATCCATCCGCCGTATTCCATGCCGTTCTGGACAAGGAACGCGAGTTCTGCGGGTACGCTTTCCTCGGAGTTGAAACGGAATTCGTTGTACTCAAGGACGGGGCCGGTTTCGTTGGTTCGCTGCGAACGATAGCAATCTTTCAAACGGGTCATCGAGGTTGAGCTGAGGAACAACGTCCAAAGGCTTCCGCCGTCGATCTGCGATTTCGATTTGATTTCGCGCTGTGCATCGCCGATATCATCCCACGGCGTCGCGTTTGCTTTCGTCGCCCATGAGGTGGTAACGGTTCGCGCCTTGAGGGACGAGGAACGAACAAACGAAAGTTTGGTTGCCCCGTTGAACGTGTCACCGATATTCATTTCGGCATCGAAAAACGATTGCTTCGCAAGCAATTCGTTACGCCTGATGACACGGCGGGTAGCATCGCGGGAAAGCTGGTAAAGCCAATAGCGCTGGCGATACAGCTTGATATCGTCTCCGTTTCCCGACCCCATGTAGAGCGGTTCCATCGGAGTCCTTTTGTTCAAGACTCCAGCGGGAAGCTCGAAATCCTGGGAAGCGAGCGCGAACATATAATCATTCGCGCCGGAAACTCCGGGACGGATAACAACATCATCGACATCGCTTCCCGCATTACGACGCGAAACGAGCGGGGCAACCTTGCGATTTCCTTTGTACATTTCGTGCGTAATCTGTTCGCTGCCAAAGTCAATGACGGGCTGCTGTCTGAGGTGAATAGCCATGAACGGGGTGGCGATCGATATTTTATTATCGGCCTGGATGGCTTCAAACGTTCGCTGATAAACGTCGGTTATGATGCTGGACATATTCTATTTCTCCTTTTTTTTACTCGCCCGCAACGGCGATGGCGTTCGACGCGGCGCGAACGAAAATATTATTCATACGGAGGACTGCCTTGACGTATTCCGTAAGCGTGGTAATCGTGCTTCCGCCGAGGACAACCTTATCCGAGTCGATACCGCCCGCGAGTCCTACCTTTGCGGTAACGGACGTGGTAACGGTAAGACTTTCGAGAAGAATTGCAAGACCGGCGATTTTCGTCGTATCGATTGTGCTTTTCGTATCCGGGGTCCCGCTTGCGGTAACTACGGCCAAAGACGATGAATCGAATATGACAAATTTCTGGGTCGAAGGATCGAGGACAAGGACCGTACCGGCGGCAAGAGCGCCGAGTGAGGCGGTGAGTGATCCGTCACGGATAAGCGCGGGCTGACCGTTCACGCCGTAAAAAAGCTCGTTATAATCGTGCTGAGTCTGTGCCATGATTACGCCTCCTTTTTGGCGTCAACGCCCATGCTTGCGAGAAAATCATCGCCCGAGGTATCGTGCTTCTGATTCTTCCCTTTGAGCGGGTCGGCGTTTGAGGCTTCGTTTTTTTCCTGATCGGAAAGCGCGGCAACGCGGGCGGTTTCTGCCTCGGCGACGGTGAGAGCGAAGAGAGCGGACGCGGTTGCGCCTTCCTTCGATACCTCGGCGTCGATAAGGGTTTTCTGATTCGGGAATTTCTGGTAAAGCGGCTCGAAACCGGCTTTCCGTTTTTCTTCGCTTGCGCGCGCTTCGTCGCGGGCTTTGAATTCGGCTGACATTTTTTCCTGTACGCTTGCGGCGGTTTTGGTTGCAATGTCGGAGGCGAATTCTTTGAGTTTTTCTTCAGTCATTTCCATGCTGGATTCTCCTTTATTGGTTTTTTCTTTTGCCGAATTATCGGCGTTTTCCTTCGCGGTGGCGTTCCGTATCGGGTTAATAATACATTTTCTTTTTTTCGCGACTTCGATTGGATCGTCAATGGTGTTTTGACTTTCCGGGTCGATGCTCGAATCAATTACAGTAGACAGTATACCATCGATAATGCCAACACGCAAGGCGTCACGGGCAATGAGAATTCCGCCCCTTCCATAATCTGATAGAATAGTTTCGCGAGATACGGCGCGGCCTTTTGCGACATAATCGATAAACACACTTTCAAGTGAGGTTAGCCGAGCGGTTATTTTGTCACGCCCGTCTTTTGTGGTTACGTCGGGGCGTTTATTTTCGGCGTTCGCGGAGGTGAGTACGTAACGCTTAATTCCCATGAGGCCGTCGGCTTCGGTAGTATCGACGTATTCGGTAGCAACTCCGATTGAACCAAGTTCGGCGGAAATATTTTCCGCGTAAGATTTATCGCACATTGCAATAAGGGCTTGACCGGCTGACGCGCAAAGGCTATGTGCTATTCCGATGGTCGGTTTAGTACAATTATAAATATAATCGCAAGCACGAAAGAGTCCGACGACGTTTCCGCCAGGAGTGGAAAAGTGAATAGTGATTTTCTGGACGCGTGGATCTGATTCGGCTTTTGTGATCGCTTCGATGATATCGCAATAGGTAGTCATTTCGATATCGAACATGACGGAGCACGGGTCGGGCTTGGGTTCGAGCGGGCCGGATACATTGATGTGCGCGGTATACTCATCATCGACGGTGTATAGTTCGCGGGATTCTGAACGCATTGATTCGATTTCGGCTTTCACCTTGTCAATCATTTCGAGATTGTAGTTTCCTGTGGCGAGCATTGAGGCAATTTCGTTTTTATGGTCGATATATGCCTGAAGATAAGCGGGTTCCATCGCGTAGAATACTGCTTTACTCATTTTCTAAATCTCCTTTTTCGGGCGGTATGTTACCGTTTTCGTCGCCTTCGGTTTCCATGTCTTCAGTTTCCGCGCCTGATTTCGCTAAAACAAGATCAATTTTATCCTGATTGAGCGGGCGGCGGGCGGCGGCTAGGTTTTCATTTTGTACGGTGAGGCGCTCGGCGTTTTCTTCCGCGCTGGTACCGGTAATTTGCTGGGCTTCCAATTCGCGATTGCTGAAAAGTTCCTCGCAATTTACTTTACCGGCTTTCGCTTCATTGAGCGGATTTAATGACGGTTTTTTCGGGACGATTACAGCCATGTCGGACCATGCAATCCGTTTATAGCGGTTATTCCATCCGGGTGCGGATATAATTCCGTTTGCGATTTTCGCGTTTAACCACGCGTTATACCATGGGCGGTGATAATCGGATTCAAATTGTTTTAAGTAATATTCAATACTATTTTTCCACGAAAGATCGATAGCGCCTTTTGATGCGTTATAAGAATTATCGAAACGCTGCTTGACGACGACGACGGAAAGACCTGAATCGGCGGTGTACATATACTCAAGGCGTTTTTCGATAAACTCAGGAATGTTAAGATTCGGGCGGGACGTATCAAGAGAGGTATATTTATAACCGGGGGTAAAGCCCTGGACGATATAGCCTCCGCCGTCCACTTTTCGCACGTCATAATTTTTAGGAAGCGCGCCGAGCGGGTTTACGGTTTCGCCATTTTCGAGTTCATCCCATGACGCGCCGATTTCTGACATCGGTTTTTTTCCATCGGGTCCCGCGTTACTATCGGCGGTAACGGTTCCCGCTATCGTGGAATTAATCCGGGCGGTTTCGCTTTCAAACATTTCGAGATCGGCAAGATTCATGTATTCGTGCCAATTATATGCGGCGTCTGGTATGCCTCGTTTTTGTCCTGGCTCCGATTGGATGAAACCGTGCAAAACCTGAATAGCTCCGGTTGCGGTTTTGAACGGGACGCGGGTCCAGTCGTCGCCGAATTCGGACGGGGCTATAAAAATCGCGACTTCCTCGCCTGATTCGGTATATTCAATTCCGCATTCGATAAAGTTTCCATCGGTCAAATTGGAAAGATACGTTTTCGACGAGACAAGCGCGGTTGCGGCTGAATCGTAAATCATGAAATTGGTATATCCTGAAAAATCGGGGGATTGTACCTGATATGGGTGTATCGCTTGACCGGAAACGCCGGGGATTCTTGAATCGTTATTCGCGTAATAGCGCAAAATGGTAAAGAATTCGCCGAGTCCTTTATAATGCCAGAATGATAAATCTGCTAATTGCGGGTAACTATTTACGCGGGTTTCGTCCCAATCCTTCAGGTCTTTTTCAAGGTTCCAGATTGATTCAGTATTAGCAGCCCATTCCTGGGCGGTTTTCGCGTCGATACCCAAGATTCGGCGGTTTGGGTATGCCTGGATTTTTGCGTCGTATATAGTACGCTGGATAAATTTGATTGAGGCGCGTAATTGTGGGGATCGGTTAGCCTGTTTGAATGCGTGTTCCTGGGCGATTGCGTAATCGGCGGTATTAAGCGGGGTATATCGTGAGGTTTTAACTACCTGATCGGGGGTGAATTTCTGGGGTATCGTATAATATCCGGCGCGATTATCGGACATAACTTGCGCGGCGGCGTTTATTTTTTTTACTGATTTTTTGTCTAGGCCGTCTAATGATCCGATAATTCCATCGGCGCGGGAATAGCCGACGCCATATTTAACAAAAGTCGAAACGGCGTTATCAACTTTTTTTCTTGACGAGATCCATCGGGCGGCGGCGATTGTATCTTTTACTGAATACATTTTTTACCCTCTATTTTCCATCTTTTCATTATCGGCTCGCGTATCGGCTGGAATACCTGACAACAGACGGGCCGAATATCCCGTTGTAGGTTTCGGGGTCTACTTGCTGAAGCATGGCCGCGTATTTTTCATATTGGCGCTGTAAGGTTTGTACGGAAATTCTGACATCGTGTTTTGATTGGCCGGTATCAATAGATGATTGATTTACGGCGGAATCCATTTGTTCGTTCAGGTCTTTCAGTTTTTGGACAAGCTCGGCGGACGTATATAAGGCCATTCTGAAAAACCTCCAATTAAAAAACTTTTATGTATACAGTTTATCATGTTTTATATTTTGTCGCAAGTTGTCATTTTTTTATCGTTCCTACTTGACGCCCGTATTTTTTCTCGGAGAATTCCCAAAACTTTGTATAATTGCTGGCTTCCTCGCCCGCAAGTTGTGATATTTCAAAAATATGCGCTTCCAATGCCTCGAAAGCATACGAGGTGCAGTCTAACGCCTCATTTGCGCCGTGTGCTATCCACTCGTAACCGATGATTTTACCGTTTTTTTCTTTTGGCCGCGGGCGTTCTGAGGTTAATTGCTCAAGGTATTTGTGCTCGAGATCGATCGGAAACATAATAAAACCATCGGGATATATGCCGGTAAGCGGGTCGCGGCGCAAGGCAAGGGCGTTATATATGCGCCTTTTTATTGGATTTGTGTTTAATTCGTACATTGAAAGCGGGGATCCGTCGCCGGATCTAAAGCCGGGAAGGTCTACGCGATTGAAATATCCGCGTTTTAAGGATGATTCGCCCATAATCGGGTATATATTATTTGACCTATCGCAGAATTTTCGCACTTCGTCGGTCTGGTATCGGCTATCGATAAAGGTTTTTATCGGCATAATTGGAAACTGTTTTTTTACAATTGCATCCCGGAATAACACGAACGCGCCCGATCGATAATCCGTAACCTCGCCATAGAAAATATAATGATCGATAAGCCATGCGCGGCGATTGAGGCCGAAACCCCATAAAGAAGCCTCGATACGCGGCTCCTTTCCTTGAACGTATTTTCCATCGCGTTCGTTTCCGGCCTGGACATCGCAGCCGAGCATGGCGATTATCGGGGATCCTTCTTTTTCGTTTGGCAATTCGCCTTTTTTATATGTTCCTTTTAGTATATGCAGGGTTTCGGCGGGCGGCGCGTCGGAATAATCGGAAAACGGCTCGCCTAATCGAAGGTTTATAAAAGTTTGCAACGCCTCTGGGTCGCCTTGCGCTTCTAGCCATTCTTGGGCTAATTGCGGCCATCGGATCATTCCCGGGCCGGCGTACAGGGCGGATATCTGGTAACTTTTCGTTTTCGCGTTCGCGCCGTCTGGATTATGTGGGACCCATTTTGCTTTTCCGCCTAAATGTTCGCACAAAAGGAATTCTGGTTTGTATTTTTCCTCTATTTTGCAATGATTTTCTGAATCGCATTCATAATGTACTGAGGATTCGATTATTTTATTGTGTTCATCTTTTTCATATTTCAGGTTTTTCCAGATTAAACGCTGCATTTTCTGGCAATGCGGGCATGAGATATAGTAATATCGCTGATCGCCTTCAAGAAAAGCCTTATGAATTGCGGATCCTTGCATCAAAAGCGGGGTTGAAATATCAAGGATTTTTCGGCGTCCCTCGTATGCCATTGTACGAACGATAGCTATTTTCTTTAGATCGCCCTGTTCCACGCCTTTTTTTATTGCGGAAACGCGTTCCTCGGCGTCTTCCATGATAATTATCTGGTATGACTGGTTTCTGAGCTGGTTTACCTGGCTGAAAGAAAGCATATCGAGACGCCCGCCCGCCCATGACTTTTTACCGGTTGAATCGCCATTTCCGCCATGCTGGGTGTTTTTTTTATAGGTCGAACGCAATTTATTTTTGAATCCTGAATTTTCAATCATTGGCATGATACGGGATTCATCCCATTTTTTTATAAATTGTTCGTTTGGACACATAACAAGGATATCGCCGGGGTCCGCGCCGATTTTATATAGAATGAGGCTTTCGGTAGTGTTCGCGGTCAATCCCATTTGCGCGGCTTTTTCTATGTTAATTATTTCGGTCGAGCTTTGCGGCGATAGTTCAAGCGCGATTTCATAGGCGTATGGGGTTCTATCGTATCGGTGAGGACCGGGAAACGGCTGACCGAAAACGCGGTATTTTTCTGAGTATTCCGGGATTGTGATAGATATTTTTTCATCGGTTAGGTTTTTTATCCTTTCCGCTAAATATTCATAATCCGGCGCGTGTTTTTTGCGTTTATTCTGTTTTTCCCGTCTCATTCGTCGCCTTCATCTGATTTTTTACTATCGCTTTTTATTTCCCGTTCGTATCGCCTGATTTCCGCTTCGATCCTTTCTTTTGTTTTTTTTATTTCCGCGCAGATTGCTTGCGTTATAATAGAAGCGGTTTCGCTTCGCGATTTTTTTAATTCTATCGCATTTTCAACTTTATCCAGGTAGGAAACCGGCATTTCCATTATGTTTTTATTGAGCGCCGCGAGGTATGCGAAAATAGTATCGGCGAACGGATCGCGGTCCACTAATTGTGCGCGCTCGCGCTGGTTTTTTATGCGTAGGTTATCCCGTTGTTCCTGAAGTTTTTCGATTTCAAGACGCTGTTTTTTTACGGCAAGCGGTTCTTTTTTATCTTCTTTTTTTTCATCGTCTTTATTTTCCGGGAAAATATTGGTTTCTTCATTTCCGGGAATTTGATCGGTTTCTGCTTCTATTGTTGTTTCGGTTTTCGGCGCGTTTTCGAGATTATTCGGTTTTTCAGAATTTGTTTTTTTTTGTTTTTTCACACGTGTTTTTTTTGGATTGTCTTTTTTTTCGGCGTTCGCTTGTTTCTCTTGCGGGTCCTTTCCGATCCTGACCATGCGGGTATCGTACCATACGCGATTTATTTCGTTATCAATATTTATTTTTCCATCGGGTTCTGGAATGAGTACCGGCGGATTTTGTTTAGTCAATTTTGAAATATTCGCGCGGCTGCAATTCGTGATTCGGGCAAGCGCGGCCTGGGTAAAGATATTTGACATGGGTTTAGTATACCACGATACGGGATAGAGTTGTCAACTTTGTGTCAACCGAACTCAGGTTGACAAAAGGGCGAGCCGCAAAACGACCCCTGCCGCGTCAACCTGTCAACCTCAGTACCTTGACCGATTTTTTTATACGCTAATTCGTTACACTATATATACTTACACGGTTGACAACAGGCGGGTGGTTGACAAATGACGGGATATAAAAGGGTTTTTCATGGCTGATAAAAAACTAGCGCAATAATTGAAAATGTTGTAATTCTTTATATTATATAGAGTTATACAAACATATATAAAAAATGACGACAAAACCAAAACAATAACAAAGCTATATAACATATAGAGTTACACACGTTTTTGCAAGAAAGGCAAAATAAAAGCTATATCATACAGATTTAGGAAGTGTAGCACTTAATAAGACGGTATATAAAATATAAAGTGCTACACTTTGCTTACATAGAAATACGAAAACTTTTTTACATTTTGCCTTTTCTTGCTATATTCTTGCACAAAAAAAACATAACTCTTTATATTATAATGTTTTACGCTGTTTGTTTTTTTTATTTGGCGACGACAAAACCAAAAATTGGTTTTGAATGGTTTTGTCGTTTGATTTTTATTTTCGTACATATTTAATTTTTTTGTTGACTATTTTTTATAAGCGTGTATAATTGATTTTAGAGCTGATTAACTATCGGTTGACAATTACTTACGGCGGTAAGTATATAAAAAAGGTTTATGAAGCAACGCGACCGCCGTCGTGTATGTTTTGGAGTAGTTTCCGAAACGGTTTCATAAACCTTTTTTATTTTGCAAAGGAGTAGTTTTATGGGTAAAGAAAACGAGGATCTATTCAACTATTTAACGTTACTAGGAACAGAGGGGCGTAAGTTATTTTATGAGCATCATTCTGTTTTCTATGTAGATATAGATAAACAAAGCGTTAATATTACCCTTGATCGAAAAAAATCAGTCGATCTGTTTATAGAAAACGGTACGGATATTTTCGATATTAACCGCCTTGAGTTATATAAAAAATACGTTTCATTTTGTAAGGAAATGGGTAAAAAAGAATACGGAAAGAAAATATTCTTTAATGCATTACGAAAAAGCGGAAAGTTTGAAGAAAAAAGATTTAACGGCGATTGGTGTTTTTTCCCTATCGCTATAGAATAACCATAACCCCGACTCGGACGGGTAAATCCGGGAAAGGAAAAGAAAGATGGAAAAGAAGGTTGAAGGGAAAAGACATTTGCTTATCGGAAAAGGAGAAACTCTTTGTGGAGGCAGTTTAAAAGGCGGGGCGGGTTCATGGACAAATAATTATATAACTTGTCCTGAATGCAAGGAAATATTGAACAGAAGTATTGTTCATTTTTATGTTAACGGCGGATCGTTATGCGGTTTCGAATCAGATTTTATGCGCGCCTCGGTAGATCAACGCGACGTTACTTGCCCCGATTGCCTGGAAATTCTCAATCTGAAGAAACCCGATACCTTGCACGAAATCTCCGAAACGCTCGAGCGGATCGAAAAGAAACTGGATGAGAAAAAGCCGGTTGTCATGGCTGAAGGTGAAAAAACTGCCGAGTCCATGAGAAAATCCGGGTTTTTCGCGATATGTACTTCCGATTTAGAAAAAAACAAACGCCTAAAAAAAGCAGCAGAGGAATACACGAAGGACGTGTTGAGCCAAGCCGCCGAAACACTCGCGCGTTTTAACGCTTCAATTTTTTGCGACGTTCAACCCGCAAAACCGAAAACCCGGTATGACTGGTCAAAAGCGCCGGATTGGGCGCAATGGGGTTTTGAAGATAAAAACGGCGGTCAATGCTGGGGAAGCAATTTAAACGATTTTGAAAAACTTATCGAACGTACAAACATGAATCCATTAACGCTCGAAAGGCGGCCAAAATGAGCAATACATGGCGGGCGTGGAAGCCTGAAGATTCTAACGGGTTTTGGTATGTTGACGATAAATTTTCTTTCGGGAAAATCCCTATTTACGGCGCCGAAGCGGAAACGGTCGCGCGCCGGGTTGCGGCTTCGCTGAATGCTTGTAACGATATGCCAATAGAAAAACTTGAATCAGGTTCCCCGGAATGGTGGGGCGAATATGTTTCGCGTGATCGTCCGGCAATGGAACGGGAAATAGAAAAACTGAGAAAAGAAAACGAGCATTATAAAAACCTTTCAGAAACGCTTATTGATGGAATAAACGATCCTGAAGGGCGATTATCAACGCTTATAAATCAGCGTAATTCAGTTTTTTCTATCCTAAAGGAAGCGGCTCAAGATTTTGTTTCCGCGAACGGTACACGCCCGACATGGTGGGATCGTCATATCGCGCTTTTGGTCGAAATCGAAAAGGAGATACAGGGATGAACCATTGTATTGATTGCGATAACATTTTTGGCTGTCAAAGAGAAAGGAATCCTGATAACTGTCCATTTTTTTCAGTAACAACAAAACCAGAAAATAAATACAATCGGCGGGTAATCGGTCTGGACGGGATCGAAACCACGATAGACGTTTATCGGGTATTAGTTGCTTTTTCGGTTATCGCCCCGGAAATACAACACGCGGCAAAAAAGATCCTTTGCGCCGGGATCCGCGGTAAAGGAAGCGAAAAGCAGGATATCGACGAGGCTATTTTGAGCCTAAAAAAATATCAGGAACGGATCGAACAACAGGAAACAAAAGGAGATACGGAAAAATGAAAACACTTGATTTGCGAATTACGTTAACCCGCGAGATTAATAAAAACGGCCATGAAATGCACACAGCGGCTTTACTTCAGGTAACGAAAAAAGGAACGCAGGAAATCGCGACGGTAACGAGTTCGCGGGATTATGCGGCGATTACTGGCGTTTTGCAGGAAGCTCGAAACGGTGTACTTGGGAAGATGAACGAGGTACAGGACTAACGGCATGAAAATAACGCCCCGGAATCGTGAAATTAGAGAAAAAGCGTACACTGATTTTATTTACTCATTTTTCGGTATCCGGGGTTTGCCGAAAGTGTACGGCGCGGATGACGTGTATTTCTTCTATTGTATCCAGGCTAAAAAAGTATGCCCGGTAATTTATTCCCGCGCGGTATTCTTAAAAAAAATGCGATTGTGTGAAATCGTGGACTCTCGGGTCCAATCTCGCCGGGTGTACTTTTATTCAGTCGGAAATGAAGATTGCCCGATATTTTATAATATGTCGAAAGAAAAACCGGTATCGTATGATACCGATATCAAGGAATTTGCGGATTACCTTCGATGGAATCGGAAAGAAACCTATTTAAGCCGCGCGGCGGTCTATGAATTGTATAAAACTATGTACCCCGATCCACTTGGCCGAAATGCGTTCTATAACGAAATGCGAAAAATCACCCCTGAAGGGCATGGAAAAACGCGCTATTTTTGCATAAAAAAGACAAAAATAATCGAAAAATAGTTGTTTTGCTATTGTGTTTTTCAACTGATTATGATATATTTATATCAGGTTGAGAGCGCAAGAGCGCGAAGGATGGAAGTGATGACTAGAAGAAGTTCAGCGAATGCTGGTATCGGTTTGATGGTTGTAACGCTTGCAATCATCATTTTTTGCGCGGGTTGCTGGATCGGAAATGCGGTAAAGCTCGCCCGGTGTGACTGGTCCCCGGATGGATCATGGAAAGGTGAAGTGATTCACGCAATCGGTCTTATGGGTCCAGTTGCCGTTGTAACCGTCTGGTTTGACGACAAGTAACCCCCTGATGAGCCGGTGAAATTCCGGCGAAACTTGCGGCGCGCGAGTCGCAAGTCGGGAAATCGCCCGTTTAATCGGGCAAAGGATTAACGGTATGAAAAACACGTATAAGGTAGTTTTTGTTACATACGACGAACTAACGGTAACGGCGCGGGATGATGACGAGGCGAAAATATTGGCGCAAGCTAAAATTATCGAATCGAATCGCCCATATACCATCCGCTGGGTCGAACGGGTTAATGAGTACGGAAAGTTTGAACCTGTAAGTGTCCCGCGTCTCATCGCGTTAAAATAGAAACATATCCTGAATAATCAGGAAAAGGAAAAGAATGATGGAAAAGAAACAGGTTAATGAGTGGGAACAGTACGGAATAGAAAAAAGCGAAGACGGAAAGTATTTTTTCGTCGGCTCGCTTTACCTTAGCGGAACCGGGATCACGGCGCTCCCTGAAAACCTCACGGTCGGCGGTTGGCTTGACCTTAGCGGAACCGGGATCACGTCGCTCCCTGAAAACCTCACGGTCGGCGGCTCGCTTGACCTTAGAGGAACCGGGATCACGTCGCTCCCTGAAAACCTCACGGTCGGCGGT